ATGACTTAATCGCAGGAGTATCTCCAGCAACAAGTGCTTTTGCTGTAACAATCGCAGCTAATCAGGGTGTCTTGAAAAGAGGCTCAGTACTTGTTCCTGGTGAAAATGGAATGACATTAATTGCAACAGCCTCAACAGGCACAGCAAACTGCATCCTTGCAGATGATGTAAACACAGATGGTGACGAAACCGTCATCGGTACTGCTTACCGCACAGGACATTTTGTCGCTGACAAATTAATCGTTGCAGACGGTTATGAATTAACCGCTGCCGATAAAGAAAACTTAAGAGGAAAAGGAATCTTATTATCTGATGCATATTCAGATATTCAAGGTTAGAAAGGTAGGATATTACGATGCCAATTAACATTGTAAAAGACACATACACATTATTAATGGCGGTAAATCAGTTACCTCCAGTACATTCGTTTTTAGCGGATCGTTATTTCCCGACAAACGCAGCAAGCGATGTATTCTCAACAACAAAAGTCATTGTGGAATACAAGAAAGGAAAAAAGAAAATCGCCCCTTTTGTTTCGCCACGCGTAAACGGCATGACTATCCTCCGTGATGGATACACAATGAGAGAATTAGCTCCATTAAGAATCGCGCCTAAACGTACATTAACAATTGACGAATTAAAAGAGCGTGGATTCGGTGAAGCATTATTCACTCAGTTAACACCTGAACAAAGAGAAGCAAAAATGACTCTTGACGATATCAATGATTTACGTCAGTCAATCACAATTCGTAAAGAAGAAATGTGTGCTCAGGTTATGTTCAACAACAAAGTAATCATGAAAGAATATGTTGATGATAAATCTAAACCGGTAGAAAAAGAAGTTGCTTACTATGAAGGCACAAACGAAGCTGTTTTCACTCCAGCAGCAAACTGGGATACAACTGAAGCATCAGGAAAACAGATTTATAACGACTTATTTGAAATGGCTATGATGTTAAAGAAAAACGGAATGTCAGCAACTGATGTTTTAGTTTCTCAGGACGTTGCTTATGTAATGATGAACAACGAATACATCTTAAAGATGTTAGACAACAGACGTGTTGAAGCTGGATTCATTCAGCCTGAAGAATTAGCCGGCACAGGTGCAACAAAAATCATGACATTAAACATCAACGGTGTAATCTTAGATATCATCACTTATGTTGAAGAATATGAAGATTTTGACGGAAACATGAAAACATATATTCCAGCAAAACACATTTGTGTGACTGCTCCTGCTGCAGGTCGTACTGTTTACGGTGCCGTAACCCAGATGGAACAGAGTGATGGACATTTCCATACTTACACTGGACAGGACATTCCAAAATACATTGCTGATGCAAACACAAATACAAGAGAAGTCACTGTATCATCTAAACCTTTACCAGTACCAAACAACATGAACTGTTTCATCGTTGCTAAGGTTTTAGCGTAGGAGGTTGACCACGATGTCTGTTATTAAAGTTATTCAGGGAAGAGTTTCAATCAGAAATGAAGTGAATGGGACTTATCTATTCACTTCAAAGGACTGGAGAGATGATCCCTTCGAAGTAGATGAAGAGCAGGCCGAAAGACTCGTCGGTCTTGGTGTTGCAGTTTATGCTGACGACACTGAATTGCCTGCATTTGAATCTGAAGAATCTGAACAGGAACAGTCAAGTGCTACAACTGAACCTTTATCTGAAAATGAATCTGTTAACGTAGAAGATATGTCATACAACGAATTGAGAAGCTACGCAAAGGAACGAATGTATGACACGCATGGATGTAAGACAAAGAATGACTACATCAAAAGAATCAAGGATATTGAATCCGAACAAGGTGACGAATCCGATGATTACGAGAACGAATCATATGATGATGAAGAGTTCCCCAGAATTGATGTAAACATTCCAGAATAGAGGAGGAAAAGCCATGATCAAGATGATCAAAGGGACATACGGACTAGAAAAAGATGGTGACGTCATCGCAATGAATAAAGATTCCAAGCCGTTCTCAATTAACACTGAACGTGAGCAGGAACTCATTGATCTCGGAGTTGCCGTCAAAGTAGAAATTCAAGATGAGTTCACAAATATGAAGATGCAAGAATTACGCGATGTGGCAAAAAAACAGGGCATCAATGTCAAAGGCATCAAATCACGAGAAGAAATTGTCGAAAAGCTTAGAGAATAAAAATGAGTTTCAAGGAAATGGTGGAGCAGGACATCATGTCCGTGTTCATGGATGAAATGGAATTCGCTGACACTCACAACGTCGAAGGAAAAGACATCGACTGCGTGATCGACAACGATAATATGGTGAAGTTTAAAAACAGCGTTGCGTTAGGTGAAACGCAGGCGGACATGATTCTTTTCGCAAAACGCGAGGACCTTCCCAAAAAATTAAAGGTCGGACAGATTATCAGCTTAGATGCAAAGCAAATGATTATCTCAAGCGTGAAGATTGATATGGGAATGGCTCAAATCGGGCTCATTCAAAATATCATGTCTTAACATGACGATCGTTTCAGAGCTCAATCGCTTATGCGACTGGCTGAATGAAGAAGTCTGTCCAAAAATTTCAATGAAGGTTCCTGATGACTTCATACAAGACGAGAACATGAAGGTGCAGTTTATGCATCCTCATGCATTCCCGTTGATCATCCCAGGGGAGGACAAACTCCCTCCAAATATTCCAGCACCAGTTCCATCAATCTGTGTGCAACTCATGAAAGCAAACGACAATCTCGTCGAATCAAAACGTGAACTTGAAATAAGACTCTCAATGAATGCCTGGAGTCCAGGAGACTACGGAGCAGAAACCGCACATCCTATCGAAGACGATAAGGCTCTAGGCGGATATAAGTATCGCGTAGACCCAAACTCAAAGACATTCAACCGCAACGTAAACGGATGGGTTGAGTCTTACAATTTTCTCGACACAGTCTTGACAGCCATTGAAGAAACTGAATTCATTGATGGCCTAAGACTGAAAAAAGAGGATTCTATTGAATTCGGCCCTTTTACCGAAGGCGGATACATCCTCGACTTCTATCCAATGTGGCACAATTACATAAGTCTCAAATTTGAGACAGGGAGAACTATCTCACATAGCAAGTCATACAAAGACTTACTATAAATAAAAAAATAAGGAGGAAAAGCACATGGCTTATAAACATGGCGTTTATGGAGTTATCGATGAATCGAGAGTCAGAGATGCAGTCCAAGCTAGCACTGTCGCAGCATACATCGGTACAGCTCCAGTCAATCTTATTAGAGGCTACGCTGAAAAAGGCTTAGTGAATAATCCTGTTATATTGACAAACAAATCAAATGCACAGGCTACAATCGGGTACTCCGATGACTGGTCTAAGTTCACTTTATGTGAAGCGATTGATGAACATTTCAATAATACAGTTCAAAACGTAGGCCCTATTTATATTATTAACGTTTTAGATCCTGACACACACAAATCAGCATCAAAAACAACAAAATCTCTTACTTTTGTAAACAGTAAAGCGGAGTTTAAGGATTCATCTATCATTCTTGATACTTTCGCAATTGCAGATAAAGTCGAAGGAATAGACTACGAAGTGTCTTATTCATTCGCAAAAGGTACAGTTCAGGTCAAGATGCTAACAGGATCAGACACTACAATCACTGCATCATATAACACTGTCGATACCTCAGCAGTGACATCTGCAGACATTATCGGTGAAACTACAGATGCAGGAGAATACAAAGGATTAGACGCTTTAAAACTTTTATATCAGAAGCATAACGCTGTACTAAATTTATTAGCAGCGCCTGGATATTCTGAAATTCCTGACGTTTACAAGGCAATGGTGGCCATTGTTCAGAAATTAAATGGACACTGGGATGGATTTGTAATGGCTGATATTCCATTACACGACGGAGAAACAGCGATCGATACAATCGCCAAAGCTAAAGCATGGAAAGAAGCACATGGATATGACTCTGAGTTTTCTAAAGTGTTCTGGCCACAGGTAAAAGACGGATCAGGAAAAGCATACCACTTATCAACAGTAGGTATGGCAACACAGCTAGCAGTGGATATCTTACATGACGGCGTGCCATTCGAATCTTGCTCAAACAAAGAAATCATGGCAACAGCTCAGTACTTCGGAGAAGACGCAGTAAACAACGGGTTTGATGAATTAACAGCTAACGAATTAAATGAAGCAGGTATCACATCTGCAACGTTCCGTGGTGGCGTTTTCGTTCTTTGGGGACCTCACACTGCAGCATATAAATACGGATCAGTTAACGATCCAAAAGGAACATTCGATGTCAACATCCGTATGCTTGAATACGTAGAGAACTCATTCCAGCTAGATCATATGTCACAGATTGATACACCGATGACGCCTGGTCTAAAAGATTCAATCTTAAATGCTGAACAGAATAAATTAAATGCATTAGCTTCAATCGGTGCATTGATTGGTGAGCCTGAAGTTCTATTCTTAGAAACTGAAAACAGCACAAGCAATATGCTACAGGGTGACTTTGTATGGAATATCGCTATCACAAACGCTCCACCATTTAAATCAGGAACAGCTAAAGTGGCGTATACAGATGAAGGATTCTCTTCATTCTTTACTAATTCGTAGGAGGTAAAAGCATGAATAAGAAAACAGCAATCGTCGCTGATAAATTCTTATGCGACGGAGAAGAAATCGCATATGATGTCA